ATGACTGAAGAAAAACTAAATAGTGAAGAAGCCGTCTTGGAAGTTACTGAAACTCCAGTAACTGATCAAGCCAATGGAGATCTTAATTCTACAGAAGATACTCCAAAAGTGCAATCGTTAGAAGTACCTGCTGAAGAAGTTCAAGAAGAACCTCAAGCAGAAACGCCTGTTGAAGGAACTGCTACTTACCATCTTCTTAGTAATGGTTTAGTAAGAATTCCAGTCGCTAAGAAAGGAAGCTTCTATCACGAAGCTTACGGCAGGGTATCTTTTACTGATCAAGATTTCGAAGACATTGTAAGAAACTACAAAGAGAGTGCCCTTGGTTTTACTCCATACGCTACTTGGGGACACCTAGTTGACCCTAAAGTATCAGTAGACGCAGAACTCAAGAAAGGCTCCTTAAAAGACTTCGAAGTAGAAGATGACGTTCTCTACGCTTTAACTGAGCCAACCTCCGATACTCTTGAACTCATCAAGAACGAAGAATATGAGTATGCCTCTGGTGAGTTCATTAGAAATTACTCAGACAAAGTAACCGGAGAGAATAAAGGGACCGTATTAATGAGATACGCCCTGACGAATTCCCCCTTCATTCCATTCAATGACAAAAAAATTGAAATGGTTGAAAGTCTTTCTGCCAATTCCCCCAATGAATGCTCACATTCAGTCATGAATTTCATGCTTAAACTGAATGCAGATGGTGGAAATATTTTTACGTCTGATGTTGATACTGAAACATCAACATCAGATGAACCTAAAGAAGAAAGTTTACTCGCATCAGAGATAGAAGATTCTTCTGCCCCTACCAAACTAATAAATACAACTGAATCCTCAATGGAACTACAAGATAAAACCCTTAACACCGAAGTAGTTGAAACAGCTACGCAAGAAGCACCCGCTGTTGAAACAGCTCCTGTTCAAGCAGAAGCTTCTCTGGCCGTAACGACTCAAGAAGTAGAAGTTGCTCCTACTGCTCCTCAGTTCGATATCAACAAACTTGTTGAACAAGTTGTTGGTCAAGTTTCTACCTCTTATCAAGCGCAGTTGGATTCGATTAAGCAAACTGCAGAAGCAACCATTAATTCGTTGAAAGCAGAAATCACCAACCTGACCGATAAACTGGCTACCCAAGGAGAAACGGTTCAAGCCTTCTCGAATAGCATGAGCGCGGTTAGTCGTGCTAGCCGTTATCAAACTATTGCCGCTCAAGGTGTTCCGGCAGCTTTGATCGAACGCTTCTCTCAACTGGAATCCCAAATTGAATCTGGCTCCAAAGTTATCAAGCTTTCATCTACCGCTGGTGAAACAGAAGTTTCTTTGTCTGATGCTATTTCTCAGCTCCTGATTGATGCAGTTCAAACCGAACCCGTTCAATTGGAACAATTCGGTCAATCGATCAGCGCTGTAGAAGCTACAGGTTTTGCAGCAGATATGCGTCGGTTGATCGACAGCAATCGTGAAGCAGCTAAGAAAGTCAGCCTGTAATATTCCAGTTCGAATTATTTATTTATCTATTTATTTATCTATTTATTTATTATTTTAAAGGTTAATAGAATACAATGCCGCTAGGAACTCCTAATTTACCCTACGTTACTGGACCCTACGTTTCTCCTACCGTAACGGTTAAAAATGACACTTATCCGGATGATGCAGTATTTACAGAACTTGCTAAATCCCTTATTCCTATCACTAGCAGAACTCCTCTGACCGAGATCTTCCCTGAAGAAACGATCTCAGAAAGAATGGTTGTGATCGAACAATCCTATGACGGGGTTGACACGATTTTCCCCATGGTTGAAATGGGTAAACCGGACGTAGTGCTGTCGGATAACGATGGTACTCGCACGAGACGCTTCTACCAGCCTCTGTTTATTCGTCGTTCTATGTTCGTGAGCCACGGTGAGATCAATAGCCGTGTTCGCCCTGGAACCATGAATGAGAAGTGGAGCCCTGCTGATCAGATTCAAAAGAAAATGTCTCGCTTGGTTACTCAACATAACCTGACCTGGGACATCTACCGCGCCATGATGCTGCTGGGTGGTATTAACTATACCGATCCTCGGACTGGAATTGGGGCTCAAGTCAGCGCTCAAATCCCGGCTCATAACCTGTTTGCTTACAACGTTACTTCTGGTTATCGTGGCCGGAAAGAAGCTTCGCTGTTCCGTTCTATCGTGGACGAAAATACGGCTGATCCCGGTGGCTCAGCAGGTATTCCTTGGACGCACCCGGATGCAGCTATTGTTGAAGGGATTCAACGTTTTGCTCGCTGGTTCAAAGACACCAACAAATCTGATGTTACCGCGATGTACCTGTCTCCTGAAATGCGGGACATCATCGTGATGAACAACGAAATCAAATTGGCTTTGGGCGGTTTGATTCCTAAATTCGGCGCAGTTGTTGGTGACATGACCACGACAGCAGGCAGCGGCATTCTGATTCCTAATGGTGGCATCACCAACGTTGCAGGTCGGATCGGCATCAGCTCTAAAGGTGAATTGGTCTCAATTGCAGGCATTCCTGTGATCGTCGTGGATACGATGTACAAAGATCCAGTGGATGGTATCGTTAAGCGCATTTGGCCGAAGAACAAAGTTGTCTTTGTCTCTGGTGTTGATAGCCAGGGCGTTGCTGAAGCTGCTGGTCGTACTCAATTCTGTGCTTCTGAAGAAAGTGGCGGTCAACCTGGCGTATGGACCCGCATTCAGACTCAAACCCAAATTCCTGCTGCCCCTGGTATGTATGTTCAAATGGGTAACGCCGGTCTGCCGTACCTGAAGTACCCCTACCGTGTTGCACATATGACCGTTGCATCCTTGGATGACATCAACAACCGTTTGGGTATCATCGGTGATTTGAGCTTTGGGAGCTTCTAATTTATAAGTAAGCTTTGAACTAAATTCTAGGTTCAAAGCAAGAGAATATACTCTTTTATATTTGAACCTAGAATTTACAAATCAAGCTTACAAAATACTTAGAAGATAGGATATTCTAAACTCAAAGACCTATTTAATATTCATTCAATTATTTCTAGGAATCAACCAATGGGATTACTTAATAGTAACCAAGTTCTTAAAGGGGCTCGTACTGCTGCTGGTACTAAAACCTATGCTCAAATCGTAGTTCTGCAGCAACCCACCTATACGGTAGCTGGTTCAGTTGTCACCTTTACCGGCGGTGTTGTTGAAGTTGAAGGCGAGCAAGTATCTCTAACAGGTATGACCTTCGATTTGGCAGATGCTGGCTCTTTAATTACATCTGGTCAAAAATTCGTTCTTGCAGCGGTTCCTTCGTATGAAGAACCCCTCTCTCGTAGTGCAGCCGAAACTGCTGGCTTAAACTACTATGTTGGCAACACCGTTGAAGGTGAAACCGTAGCTTATAGCTTTATCCCTTCTGAAATTGAACAAGCAGTAGTCAACAAGGGCGGAGCTACGGCTCTGGCTACTCGTGTCTATAATGGCACCGCTTCTACGGCTGACATCACTGTTTTTAACATGTACAGTGAAGCTTTGGAACGCCTCCGGGATCCTCGTTATGCGTTGGCTCCTCTGCCTGTAAAAGCAGATGTAGATTTTATTCTTGCAGAAGTTGTTGATCAGTCTAACGCTGGCAACAAAGTTAATGCTCTGCTGACCAAAACTCAAGCTGAGTTTAACATGCTGCGTAGCCAACTGCCTGACCTGTATGTAGAACGCTTAGTGCATACGCAAGCAGAAGCAGTTGCTCGTTATGCTGGTCGTTACTTTTTGATCAAATCTGCTGTGGAATATTCCACACTGAATGATGCAATCAATGATACGAACGGCACTCCTAAAGTTGTGAGTTCAGCGACTGACCTGACGGCTGGTAAATTCTACGCTGTTTTCGAATACAACTATCCTTCAAACACTGCTTTGGGTCAGGAAGGAAATGAACCGAAGGTTCTTCGCTTTATCTCGAAAAAAGAAGTGGCTAGCTACGGTAGGGTTAATCCGATCTACATGTATAACGAAATGCCAGTTCGGGTAGCCAACAATGCTTACTCCAGACTGACACTTCCGGCGGATCCTGCTCCCCTGCTTCGCATTACCGCTGGTGCTTCTAGCGCAGTAACGGTAGATAAAGTTATTCTAGACCGTTTCTAAGGTAATAAAACAAGATGATTAGAGTTTTAATTCTATCTCCGTTCCGATACACTTACGGCAATAAAAACTCCTATCTAACGACTGGGGAATCCCTTTACTTAGATCCGAAGCAAGAAGCCGATAGAGAAGAGCTTAAGTATCTTCTCTCCCCTGCTTCAGAGTTTCGTCGTTTTGTGTATGTTGAAGATTCAGATTTAAACTCTAATTTTCTTCTAGAACTTTTGCCTGAACTTAATGGTGGCACTCCTGTACCGGACTATGTTGGTACTACCCGCTCGGAAGTTACCGAGACGCCAGTACAGGATTTAGCTGCTCCACCTCAAGAACCCGAAGAAAATATCTTTTTAAATCCGGAAATTAATTCTACTTTGTTATCTGAAGGTGTAGCAGAAGAAGCATCTGAACAAAAAGAAGTGGCTACCGTCGAAGAAGAACTTTCTTTGGAACAGCAAATTGAAGCTCGTCGAGAAGCGCTCGAAGGTCTTCACTGGAAGAAGATAGAGAAAATTGTTGAATCATATGGAGTTGACTACTCCGATAAAGATCAAGCTATCCAAGAAATTCTCAAAAAAGAATTTGAATAATGTCTGACTATACTTTCGGCGGATACAATCCTGCTAATCCTTCGGCAGGATTTTCAACTAATGGCATCATTGGAGATTACCTCACAGCAGGAATAATAGATTTTACCGAAATGGTAATCTCCTATAGCGTTTTGTTGAAACCCTACGAAAAGAAGACAGAAGAAGTAAAGAGAGTCGCCTTACGTCAAGTCTATCCTCGGATAGGCTTGATTCTTTCTGCCGCTAAAGATTTAGATAATAATTTACTGTTCTCTGACATCGATAACAAATCAGAAAGAACCGTGGGATCTAACGACCCCAATACTTTAGGCTCTTATACCGTTGGAACCAACGTAGGGTTTGGGGCCATTGGCTCAGATGGAAGAACTGCCTTAGAGAACGTCTATAGGAATGTCACTTACTTCATCACAGGCCTCCAGCCCACCTCAGGAAGCTATGTTCCTAATCCATTTACAGAAGGAATCACCGGGGTTGCGGCAGCGCTAACGGCTGCCCTGTTGATCAAGCAAATCCCCATCAATAGCGATATTAAGAACGTCGATCTAGGGAATGACATTGAAACGAGAGCCCTAGAAGATTTAGATAGAATTTTAAAGCTGTTTGAGAGCGGTCGCTCTGGAAGCTTAAGCAGTCAGTTTGCTCAGCTTCCTGCTCCTAACTTGTCAGAAAGCACTTTTCACATTGCCCTGGATATCGATCCTTCAACACTGCCTCGCTCTTATTTCGACATCGATCCAGTTGATGAAGCCACCGTCATTAATCAGGCTCAGCCCGATGCTAAGGTCAGACCTCTCCAGGTAATTACCATAGCACCCGAAGATATTGCTTTTGGGTGGTTTTATATCTCCTCAATGGAAGGAGAGACTTATGCCAGTTTTACAGATGCGACAACGGGCAGCACGGTATGGAAGCCTATTCTAGATACGAATCCGGCCATTGAAAGAACGTTTGTGATTCGCAATGGTTGGAATGCCGACGACATTATCGAAGCGCTAGCCGAAGAAATAAATAGCTACACCCTGACCGATAATGCGACCGCAAACATTTTAGCTGCCCCTAACCGGGGAGAGTTGATGCTGCAAAATGTGGCAGTCACTCGTCTTAGAATGTATGACGAAGCGGGAGACCTGGAAAGTCCCTATGCTAGAAAAATCGCTGCCTTTAGAATGCAGCAGCAGGTAAACCATCTCAGCTTTATGGCGAGACGGGTTTCTTCAATTGTGACCAGAGAAATGGTCATCCTGAGATTCTTTACGCTAGCCAAAACCCAAGTAGCCATTGAAGCTTTAAAAGCGAGGCCCGACCTATCCTCCACTTTTCCAGCAGGATTTGAGAACTTTAACTATCAGGGAATCTGGGATGTCAGCACCTCTTACCATCTGGGAGACATTGTAGAGAGTCGCCTGGGTAAGGAAGGGCAGATCTTTGTCTGTGCCGTTACTGATGTCGATGGCATTACGGGTGGAACCGATCCTGGCTCAGGCGGAACGAGTAACTGGGTTCCCATCCTGGGCGGATATCAAAGACTCAGAGAGTATAAGAATGTAGCAACTCCCTATGTCAAAGGGTTAGTTTATGGTCTTAGCCCTTCCTATACCTATCTAGACGGGAAAGGACCTAAATCACTAACCTTGTTTACGAAAGAGGGCGGCACCAAGACACTTGCAACAAAGTCTCCTGACTCTACCACGAATGTCCCCGCTTCGAATAAAGACAAGCTAAGCTTCCTAGATTCGGATACTTTCTTCTTCAAGAAGGCAGTCGAGACTAGCGTCATTAATGGCACCCTGAAAATCAGACTCTCTTCTTCCGACCTGACCAAAATACCAGAAGAACTGAAAGAGCATTTCGATCCCCTCACTGGATCCCTCTTAGTGCCGCTGGTCAATGTTCAAGAAGCAGAAGATGTCGCACTCGCTGTCTTAGAAAAGCTTTTTCTGGTGGCTCCTTTTACAGAACTTCTAGGAGCATTAACGCTTCCAAATGCGCTGCAAATGAACTCATTTAAGAAAACAGCCGAAGAAACGAAAGAGATTATCGATATCTTGGGGCCGCTTCCAGATAACTTAGAGCTGGCAGTAGGAACAACTAGAGTCGTTTCTGGAACGATTAGGGTAATCGATGATGCTGTTGAAAATACGTTCTATCAGAATGCGATCGAACCTAAAACTGCTTACAGCAATAAGCCCCGCTCCATCGTTATTAAGTCTACTCCGATAGATTTAATAACCACTAATTCCACTGAAGCAACTTCTACACTGGTAGATAACAAAGATTATGGAGTGGTGAAGGTTCTTCAGTCTAATCGATCCGTCCGACTTCAAGGGGTCTTTGATCGAATCAGTTTTCTGGAAAACATGAGTAATGGGTGCCGGAGGGATAGAGAATGATTAATAACGCTACCGTCCCTTCTATTCCTTACATTGCCTATAGTCTTTTTAAGTTCCTGGCAAATCACCCGTTAATTGTTCATCCAGTCGTAACGGATCCTATCACGAAAGAACCTGTCTCTATTGCAGTTTTCCAGTTCATGCATGGGTTCCCGACTGAAGAAGGGCTGATCTGTTCTATCTATCCGAGTTATCAAAATACCCAGGATACTCCAGCTCCTCCAACTTCTACGGCTATCTCTACCCTGTTCAAAACCCATGACTTAGGGCAGAACTATGATGAAGCAATTTACCACTTCATCATTGAATTCAGCATGAGGGAGGTATCCTTTCCTGGAGCAAATGTCTCTACTGATTCTGACTTAACGACCGTACCTACGGATGCTTTAGTAGAGCCCAATCAACGGTTTTTTATTAAACAGGATACAAGAGAAGTTCCTCTATATTTGAATCCTCCAATGGATATCATTGGAGATTACTTAGAAATTACAAGATTAGCCCTCAACGATGTGACTCACAAAGAGGACTTTCCAATCAATGTAAAAAGTATAGAGGTCATTCACTCAAACTACAGCTCTTCAGGCTGGGATACTGGAACGGGCGCTATTACTCACAAAGGGTATCTCTCCCTTAGAATCACGGCGTTTACTTCTAGAGGATGGAGAGATAAATTCATTCTTCCTTTAGAACGGATCAATCTAGACTATTCCCACTCCGTATCGAGAATTCAACTCGATGGGGCAGAGCCTGAGAGTATTACGGGAAGAGTCATAGAAGGAGAAAGCTCTAACTGCATCGCGATTTCAGAAAAAGGAACTCCCTATGGCGTTGCCACGTTAGACAGCACCGGGAAGGTTCCTTCTTACCAGCTACCTGCAAGTTCTTCTGACGCAGTAGCTCAAATCGAAAATCATAACCATGATTCAAATGCCCATTCACTTTTGCTAAGCGGTAAACAAGACCACACCGAAACTCTAGATAGTTTAAATGAGGCAGTACCCGCAGCAGGCCTAGTTATCAGTAATGGAGTTCAATATTCTACAACTACGAGCCTCGATGGAGGTTTATTTTAAATGACTAATAATATTCGAATTAAAAGAAGTACTTCTACAGCGACTCCATCCAGCTTACAGTTTGGAGAATTAGCCTATTCTCAAATCGGTCAGACTTTCTATGTGGGGAGATCTGACGGCACGCCGGAAGCAATTGGAGGGATTGGGGCCTTTGCTTCTTTGACTTCTCCTGCTTTTACGGGTACCCCAACGGCCCCGACTGCCGTTACAGGAAACAACAGCACTCAGCTAGCAACCACTGCGTTTGTTCAAGCAGCAGTTACCGCTATCCTACAAGCTAAAGATGTCAAAGATTCTTGTTTAGTTGCGCCCACCACCAATATCAACATCTCAGCGCCTGGGGCAACCATCGACGGAGTTACACCTCTAACCGATGATCGGATCTTCCTATACGCTCAGACTGCTCAAGCCACCAATGGTATCTACCTGTATAAGGGAGCTTCAACTCCCATGGTTCGTTCGACCGATGCAGATACTTCGACCAAAGTAACGTCAGGCATGGTGGTTACAGTAGAAAAAGGAACCAATGCCGATACTGCCTGGTTCTTATCTACCGATGATCCCATTACTCTGGGAACGACCAACCTGGTGTTTGTTGCGTATCCGGGTGGAGGAGGTTTGGTTCCAGGGACTGCGCTACAGAAGTCAGTCAACACCTTTAATGTACTGTTTGATGGCGTAACCATTTACGCAAATGGATCAAACCAGCTAGCCGTTAAATCCAGCGCTACTGCCAACCAGGTTTTATTAAGCCAGGGTTCAGGATCAGCGGCCTATGGCGCACTGCCTCTAGGAAATAGCAATGCCGTAACTGGAACTCTTGCCGTTACCAATGGAGGTCTTGGTAGAAACACAGGAATTACTGGGCTAGTCAAAGGAGATGGAACCAGCTATTCTGCCGCAGTATTAGATACGGATTATATAGGTCCCAGTTCTGTGATAGATGGCGGAACTTTCTAATTAATATTGCTCAGAATATGAATTCAATAAATACATAAAGTAAGGCTAGTTATTAACTAGCTTTTTTTATTTTAAATGGCATCCATTAAGCTAAAGAACTCGTCGGTAGCGGCTAGAACTCCAGTAGCAACAGATTTAATATTAGGAGAGCTAGCCCTTAATACTGCTGACGGTAAAATATATTTAAAGAAAACAGATAATTCTGTTATTTGTGTAGGACTTGATCAATCTACCAAACAAAACGTTTTAGGATACACCCCCTTAAATCCTGCAAACAATCTTTCTGATGTTAGTACTGCCGCTACGGCACGAACTAATTTAGGATTAGGTACTCTTGCAACTCAAAATGCTAGTGCTGCAGCAATTACAGGCGGGTCTATTACCGGTTTAGCGCAGGGAGCCAATCATCTAGACGCCTCCTTCACTACAGCAGGTAAAGGACTTAATATTCTAGGAGGTACCTCTAGCGCGCTAATTACTCCTAATGACGGATCTAGCAACCTAGCTTTTGAGTTCAAGAACACCGATACCACTAAGCTAATCTATCAAGACTGGTCTTTAGGAAACGTCGATTATACTGCTCGCTTAATGTGCAGTGAAACTCTTTTTAGATTTCAAGGAGTTTCAACTCTTAACTATCAATTTGAACGTCCTGTCACTTTTTCTGGAACAGCTCCTGTCACTCTTTCAGGAGGGATATCTGGAAATACTTCACTAACTGGATACCTATACGCTACAGGAGCTGTTTACACTACCAACGTATTTGAAACCAGAGCAGCCGCAGGATCAATTGGCGTTCTTAGACTTTGTAACGATGCTGGTTTAGCAAGATGGTATGTAGGCAAATGGAATGGAGCTGAATCAGGAAGTAATGCAGGGTCTGATTTTAACATCAACGCCTATGATGATGCCGGAAACTCTCTATTTACTCCATTCAGCATTACTAGATCTAACGGTCTAATCACCACTAGGGGATTAACTATTCAACCAAATGGATCACTTCAAACAATAGGAGTAGGTACTGGATCGGTTGCTGGAAATGCTAGGGGAACCGGAGCGACCGACCTACAGGTAAGCAGATCAGCAGCTACTCAAGTTGCCAGTGGCGGCTACTCTTTTGTAGCAGGAGGATATGGAAATACTGCTTCAGGCGCTCAATCGATCGCAATGGGCGGGACTGCTAACGTAGCAAGCGGTTCAAATTCGGTATGTATAGGGAACTCCAATAACTCTAGCGGTACGATGGGGGTTTGCTTAGGACAGCAGGGAACAGCAGCCGCCAATTTTTCTACCGCACTAGGGCTCCAAGCTCGTACTAAACGATATGGAGAAATGGCCTACTCCTCCGGTAACTTTTCAGCAGCGGGGGATTGTCAGATCTCAACCTTAGTGATTAGAGGCACCACCACAACGGCTACACCAACCGCTCTAACATTGAACGTTGGTCAGCTCTCATTAGAAGATGACTCTACGGTAATGTTTGAAATTAGTATAGTAGCTAGAAGAACAGATGCTGACAATGAAAGTGCAGCCTATAAATTAAGAGGCTGTATAGATAGGAATGCAGGAGCTGCTACCACCGCTTTAGTAGGCACGGTAGATAAAGTAGTTTTAGCAGAAGAGATTGCGGCCTGGGATGTAAACGCAACGGCAGATACAACCAATGGGGCACTCAGTATTGTAGTTACGGGAGAAGCTGCCAAGACGATTAGATGGGTGGCAGCTTGCTATCTAACTGAAGTAATAGGTTGATTAATTACAATGGCATTATTAAATCTAATGAATTTAGAGGGATTTAGCATTGATTATGCCTACTGGAGAGTAGGCTCATTGGAATGGAACACCAATGAAAGATTAATAGTAAGAATAAGAATTGATGGATACGCATCGCAAGAAGCATATGACGAAGGAAACACCGCAATTAGATCATTTTACAAAGAAATATCTTTAGAAGATCCCGCCTTACAAGATATTGTCAACAATATTAAATCCTATTGTTACAGCAACATCAAACAGCAAGATGAGTTTTCATCTGCACTTGACGTTTAATAGCCTACTAATCAAATCGTTTATTTGTTATTTCTACATTAAGTAATAAAAATTTAATATTAAATATGCTTGTACCCCGCGTAACTTTTGACGAGTCTAACGTTGGACTCACACCCATCCGGGAAGGTATTAGAAATCGTATCGGCATTGTCGGGGAGTTTAGCCGAGGACCCGCAAATGAGGGTACCTTTATTCTCGGTTATACCGACTTTGCTAATCGCTATGGTAGCGATATTAAGAAGGGCTCTTTAGCTTTTCAAGCTGCCTATGATCAGGGCGCAGAAGACTTTGCATTGGTTCGAGTTTTGGGTCATGCAAAATCCGCCAAAGGTTCTGCTACATTTAGCAATAGAGCTTTAAAAGCAAACACTTTAGTATTTAATCTTAAGTTCATTGGAGATGTCGTAGCCAAGAATCCTAAAGTTCTTAGCAGCGTTATCACCACTAGCGGAAAATACACAGGAACCACCAGCGGCAGATATCACTTTAAAGTAATGTCAGTTGCAAGTGGCAACGCTACCGTTAAAAGCGTCTTCATTCCGTTAGGTGCTTCGGAAGACAATATTGATTACACCGCCCCTTCTGCGATCAGCATCACTGTAAATCTCAGTGCGGATCATGGCGTTGCAAAATCTGTTGCCAATGGAATCAGTATTTACTTCGGAACGGCTGAACAGACTGCTCCCATTGTTTTGGCAGCAAATGATGAATGGTCGGTGAGAGTTAATTCCCATGCCCTGGAAATTCCAATCAATGAAGACGATCTGCCTAATCAGGTGGTTAGTGCTTTCATTGAAGCAACTGTAGGGATCGAACCCCTTGGAGAAGTTACCCGCAATTCCCAAGACGATGGGGTTGTGTTTGAACTCGCTCCTGAAGTTGCAGGCTTGATTGGCAACAAGTATAGCTACTACTTTGAGTTTGTAGATAACGTTTCTCCAGGTCTCTCTGTCACGACGAAGGGTGCATCTAATGCTGCCTTTATGCAAGGTGGTACCGATGGTCCTCGTTCTGCTTATCGAGATTTCTATACGCTCTCTGGAACTCCACTGCTTCGCTTGATTGCGCTGAGTGAAGGATCATGGGCCAATCAAATTAGAGCAACGATCTACCCGATTAATAGCCGTCAGTTTAGATTGACTCTGGAAGACTTAAATGCTCAAAACTACAATCCGGTTTTAGAAGCTGAGTCCTACATTCTTAATTTTTCAAATGTAGACAATACGGGTTTCATCAGTGAGCTGAATGATTCCAAGTTTGTTAGAGGCATCTTCCTTCCCAGACTCGCTGCTGAATATGATGCAAGTTTGAGATTCTCCGTTCCTCAAAGAATTGCTCCTCCAGATACCACAGTAACAGATGTAGAAAATCCAGCGCACGTCAATTACTATGGTCCTTCTTTCTTAACGAATGTCAGTTTGGAAGGCGGTTATGACGGTCCCGCAATTACTGAAGATGACTATATTCGAGGACTCCAGAAACTAGAGTCTCTGGCGGTTCATATCATTCTCTGTCCCGGTATTCACAGTTCTCCAGCAATCAAGGCTGCAATGATTGCTCATGCAGAAAACGCTTCAGAACTAGAAGGACTTCGGGTTGCAGTACTCAATACTAAGCCGGGTCTTTCCCCTAATGCAGCTAGACAAGAAACTCTAGGATTTACTTCTAAGAGAGCGGTTATGGTCGCAGGTTGGAGTACCTATGCTGGACAAGTTAATGCCCCCAGATATGGCCTATCCCCCGATGCAGTCTACGCCGGTAAATTAGCAGTTACTCCCTTCTATGCCGGACCAAATGCCACTAGAACCGCAGGCCCTGTGCAGGGGATTACTGAAGTTGATACGCGCAACTACTCAAATCGAGCCAGCCTTCAAGCGTATACCGATGCTCGCTTAGAAATCCTTGCTCTCAACTCACTAAGCTCTGGTTGGGTATTTACCAACGGCAGAACCCTTTCTTCTGATCCAGCCTGGGATAAGGTTTCTATTCGTAGAACCTACGATTTAATTCGTATGGATCTTTACGATATGCTGCAGCAGTACAAGTCGGAACCCCATACCTTCCTACTTCGCACTCAGATTGTGTCAGCAATCAACGCCTATATGACTGAGAAATCCAGAGAAGGTCAGATTGCTGACTTCCAGCCTGCTGTTGCTGATTCAACTAATAACACTCCAGATAACTACATTAAAGGAGAGTTGAATATTAGTTTGAGCTTCTTGCCGATCTACGCAGCCGATTATATTAACGTCACTCTGATTAGAGATACTCAGACTGGATTAGTTTCGTTTAGCAGCTAATCCATTATTGGCCTAATGGTGTTTATAAAAAGGAAGGAAATCACCTCCTTCCTTTTTACTTAATTTCTAGCCGTATTTTCGAGTAGGTTTAGTGACAGCCTGCTCTAAAGGCCATCCTTCTTTAAACCTACGAAAGGCAGTTTTAACTGAAATCCCGTATCTAAGACACCAGTCTTCAACTGTCAAGGACTCTTCTTCAATTTGAAGAAGAGTTTTAATAAACTCATTTTTAGCTGCATCTCTAGGAACAAAAGGAGTATCTAATGCCTTCTCTAAAGACCATCCTTTCATTAAGCGCATGTGTAGTGTCTTGTAAGGTACGTTTAAAATATCTGCGAGCTGTTTTAAGGTGATTTTATCCTTATAAAATTCAACAATAATATTATTAGTCTTATTGTTTGCTTGCTCTTTTTTAGTAGCCCATCTGCAGTTTTCTTTACAATAATCTTTATTACTATCAATTCTTTCTAGAGTTTGAGAATCATCTCTTTCCCCCATATCTCTTAAGAAGTTTTCAAAGCTATCCTTCCATTCAGCGCAGACTTGAATTCCTCTTTTTCCATAATAAGCATATCTATTGTTATTAGGGTTATAGCAACGGGCTTTCATACTTTGCCACGATCTATAAGTCCTGGTTCCACCACCAGACCCACCTACTGCATTACCATGTTTTAAATTAGTTTCTAAAACTTTTTCCCGATTATAGCAGCCGCAGGAAGTAGTATGCCCGCTCTTCAAATTAGAAGCATCGACTGATTTAGATACTCCGCATTCGCATAGACATTTCCAGTGAACTCTTTTTTTCAAGAGATCCATATCTCTTTCTATAACTAGAAGCCTTCCAAACTTTTTTCCTACTAAATCAACAACAGTAGTCTTTTTCATAAACCATCGCTCACCTATTGAATGCTTTTTTTAATACTATCCAAATAGTTAAAAAAATTATAACTTAAATAATCCAACTTAAACATTTATGGATAATTTATATCAAGCTCCAGTCAACAATACTGGCATCGATCCCCTCCAGGGCTTCGATTTCGAGTGTTGGTGCCAAGACGTAGCCTCCGGTAAGATCGCATGGTTTGGTAAATTCCAATCATTAACTCTGTCTGTTAGAAACGCAACAGAAACTTACCTAGAGTTAGGTCAAAGAACTCCGACTTACCTGGATGGTGAAATCCAAATTGCATGGGTATTGGAACAAGGCTTAGTGGATATGGCCTTCCTTTACCGCACGTTTGGCGTTAAAGACATTAGCCGCAATCAGGTGATCGGTCGTTCTCCTCGTTTCCAAATTACCTTTGACGCCAATGCTGCTGAATTGGTGAAGGATGCTTCTCAAGACAGAACGGCTAACCAAATCCTTAGAAAAGGTAGCCAACAGTATTCGCTGTTTAATGACAGCCTCTATCCTAATTCTGGTTCGGTCAAAGGTAGAGCTGCCGTGGGTCGCTATGAAATCCTTCGTTGTAAGGTAGACTCCGTCTCTCTGGGTATTATGCCGGGGCGTAGAGTAGCTGCCGTTCGTTGGGAAGGGGTTGCTGAAGGGATTCGCTATATTGAAAACGAATCAAAGCAACAATTTAAGACCGCTCGTGTAAACGCGGGTCAGAATGCGGGTGGCTTCACCGAAGCAGCAGGTACAGTAGACCTGACGATCTAATCCTACTAATTCAGATTGAGCTTAAAACAAGAAGAGAGGTAAACGCCTCTCTTTTTTCATTGCCTACATCTATAAAGCACTTTTTATCTAGCTTTATTGTATTAATTAAAAGAATTTGAAATGGCGAGAATCTGGACTTCTGAAGCGAGTATTCCTGCAGTAGCCGTCACATTAGCGACAGGAAATACGAATAATCAACCGATCCTATTTACAACTCAGTATGGTCAAACTGGGGACTATACTCCTGCTAATTCAGAAGCTGGTCCCAAGTCTACAAAACTTGAGTGGGTCATTAAATCAGTTAACGTCACCCTAATGNAGAGACTGGGACGTTAGTCAGGCTTCTATCGTAATTGCCTGTAATACCCCGAATGCTGATGATGAACTACCCACGCTTCCAGATGTAAGCGCTTTTAGAGGTGGAAACTACCCCTATCTCTGGTGCGAAGATGAAATTAGAATCTATGCGGGGTATCTCACCAACTTTAGTACTCCGATCAGCGCAGATCTTTTAGATGATGTTCCCTTTGATTTTGAAGCGATAGAAGGAAAGCATCAGTATGACAGAAGTAAGCCACTGGTTCCTATCTTCTGGGGATTCATTGATAAGATCGAATTCTCTGGCAACACCAGTGGGCTGCAAATAATAATTAGCTGTAGAGACCGAGTCAGAGTCTTTTCAGATACTAAAATTCTGAGTATCCCTGCTTTTCAAGGAACGACTAAGTCACAAGGCAGTGAGGCAGGGCCTAATGGTGAAGGTAGGGCCAGCTCTTTTAATAAAGGAGATAGAGCTGCAATCCTAATGCAGTTGGCTCAAGGAGCTAGCGGCAGTACGCTAGGAGATAGCGGAGGCTGTTCCTGCTGGAGAACCATTGAAGAAGGACCTTATACCGTAAGATACGCCGAATCCAATAGCGATCGACAGGGAGCAGAAGCAGTTGCTTTTGAAAGTCCAACGAAATGGACAAGAACGGCAGCGCTTTCTCCCATGAATGATAAAGCCAATCCCAGATTTCATATCTGGACCGAACGGCCTCCCATTGTTAAAGGAGAAGCCAACGCCGTTCTTCAGGTATTCAACAAATTTCCGCTAGAAGTCGTGGACTCTTTGGCAAAGTCTGAAGAACGCCCCATGGACTTCTATGCTTCTCACGTCAATGGGGATTATGTTTTTGGCCCTAGAAGCTTAGATATTTCTGGATTTGAAGATGAGACCAGAGTCTACCGCACCTACTTTTTTAAGAAGTGGCCGAAGGAACTGGGGAACACGCCCCCTGCCCCCAATCAAATGATTATTTCAATGAGAAGTGCTACTTCTACGATGTCTACTTTTAACAAATTTGTAGTAGTGGATTCAAAGAACAATGGTTCTTCTTCTTTTCTACTAGAAAACATTGAACAAGGGTTTTATGCGGTACCCTGGCAGCTCCAAGGAAGAACCCCAGGAGTGCCTTGCAGAACCCAAGTGATTTATGATGGAGCCCTGGCTTCCTATGACAATCCAGATCAAGGAGCCTTACTCCTAGGTCTTAGTGCAGCTCGTATCTGGTCTAGAGATGTAAATGGAGTCCAAATCGAATTACTAGGAGACCCCACCTGGTTTCCCGGAGAAGCAGTGCGAGTCTATAACTCGGTGCTTCACGATATTAATATTTTCACGATCACCGATCCCGATGCTTCCGAAAGCCATCAATACGCGATTAAAGAAGAAGTCGCAAGTAAAGTCAGTGAAGCAAAAAATCAATCCGCCACTTTAAAGGCGCAGGCCTGTTCTGAAACGGTAGCGAGTGAAATAGCGGATAGGATGCTTAATCAGAATCCAGCTAGAATCTTGACCAGCAGCGGAGACTTAGTGCTCCCAACTTATAAGGTAAGAACGATTCAGCACAAAATTCTGGCCTCTGGGAAAAGAGGCTGGACCACAACAATTAATGCTGTCTCCGACTATTAAAACTGAATCAAACTATGGATTTTAATATTAGAAATAACAATGACAAGTGGACTTGGGCGCATGGTTACCAAAAGGTATACCAAGAGCATAACCAGATCAAATATGGCCGCATCACAAATGTAAGGAGAAAGAACCATCTCGCGCTTACCTATGATGTGACCTTATTTGATACTGGAGAACTTTTAGTTCAAGGCTGTAAAGTTAGTACTTCAGAATCAGGGTTTAATGGCGTAGGTAGTTTCCGACCTCTAAATGAAGGGACCCCAGTCATTGTTGCTTTTAAGAATGGCATTCTTCAGGATGGAATTATCATCGGCTGCTTTAATGCTGAAGGTTTATACAAAGACTACTACGAAGAAGGAAAGCTACAAAAACCAGGGCAAGTCACTAAAGATGGAGGAGAGTTTAACCAAACCCTGGGTCACCCCAATCGAATTACTCAAGAAGATTCCTGCTTTGACGTGATGGGCGGTAAAACAAGACTTTCCCCTTACGATTCACCTGAGTATCACTCTCTCACCGAGGATAGAATTAAATCCTATCCCATGCCCAGTTCAATTGGAATGAAGAATCAGGGTGGTGATTTAGTAAACTATACGCTTGGCGCTAATATTACCTACTCTGATGGAAACATCATTGCAATTAGCGCAGGGGATAGAGAAGAAAAGAGCAGTAAGCTGCTTAGATTTTCTACCATGCATGCTCAGAGAGCAACTCTTATCAAAGGAGTTGCTTATAAAACTACCTCTATCTCTGAAGTAGAGGGAAGTGAAGCCGGGTCTTCAAATTTAGACTTAAGATCATCTCCTTCAGATTTTACTTCCATAGATTCGGGCAGTCTTTCTTTTACAGGAGTCAGCTCTACAGCCGTTAGCAAGGAAATTGATAGCATTATTCCATTAGTTCAGAAGACCGCTTCAAGTACAGCCGGGGATGCCATTAACGATGAATACCGAGCAGAGCAAGAAGCTAAATTAGCAGAACTATATGCTCAAGCTTCTAAATCTCAAAACCAATTAACGGCAGCAAGGCAGACAGAAGCTAAGAGTATTGAAAACGAATTCGGAAATGAATTAGGAACCGCGACCGATCCAAAGCAGACTTCTCCAAACTATACGCCTCCTCAAAATAAGGCAACTGCAAATAGTAATAACTATGGAGAGCGGTCAGACAAGGATATTAACGGCAATCCTGCATCTCATGACTTAGTAGTGGTGTTGCATGAAACTGCAACCAGTGCTGAAGATGCCCTGTCAAGGTTTAACAATCCGGGTACTGGAGCGAGCTATCACGCTTTAATCAAAAGAGATGGCAGCATTGTCTACACGGTTCCTTCAGAGAAGAGAGCCTACGGGGCTGCTGATTCAGACTTTAATGGTGAAGCTGTAAAAATGAGTGACACAGCGCCGCCTTCCGTCAACAATTTTGCATATCACATCTCACTAGAAAGCCCAGAAGATGGAAGAGGAAACTCAGCGACCCATTCTGGATATACAGAAGAGCAGTATCAATCTCTCGCCTGGTTAACTGCGAGAACTGGGGTCAAAGATGGCAGGATTACGACTCACGCAGCAGTAGATAACAGCGGAGAACGATCCGATCCTCGCAGTTTTGATAACGATAAATTCAACAGATTACTAAAAGCTTATCCAAGACAAAGACAAATGAACTTTGGAGCTGGAGTTAAATAATATGGGAGACATTCTAAATAGAACCGTACAAAGAGCAGTTTCAAAAGGCTATATTCCTGCATCAGAACAGCAAGCGGTAATCTCTAAAGTAGAGCAACTCGCCAATAAATATCAATTCTCTCCCGATGATTATGCCATCTTCTCCATGATGGAAACCGACGGGTTTGATCCGAAGGCCTTCAATGGGAACTGCGGCGGGATCATCCAATTCTGCAATGGATCTGGAGCTGATTTAGTCGGCAGGAGCGCCGAATCGATTACTCAGCTCTCGGTTATGCAGCAACTGGACCTGGTAGATAAATACTTTGCGGGTAATAGTCTACCTAAAGGAGCTGAATTAGAAGATCTCTATTTAACAGTGCTTTATCCTGCAGCAAGAAGTGAAAAGAATAAAGATCGAGATCTACAGATTCCTTGCTGTCAGGCGACCTCCCTACATACCGTTCCAGGAAATAACGTCATTACAAAGAACTCTCTCAGAAGAGGACTCCTTAGTATTGCTTCTCAGAAACTAGGAATTAGCGTGGATGGTAAATCTGTTCCACCTTCCGGCAGCTCTTCTGCACTACCTGGAGACTATTCCTCTACGGGCAGCTTTGGTCAAGCCATTGGGAATACGCTTTCAGCCATTAAATCTGCAATCTTTACTTCGGGGAACTGTCCGCCGCCTCCTTATACTCAGCAGGATCGCATCATCTACACAGGATGCCAATCTAAGATTCAGTCCGCTCAACAGGCTGGAAGTATGGGAACTGGATACCCGGCCCCTTCAGTTGGCGGAGTCGGTAATTCAGAAACAGGCTTAAGTAATAAACCCTATGGCGGGCAGCTAAAACCTGGAGGATTTATTAAACCTGCCAATGCGCCAATCAACTCTCCTTTTGGTTGGAGATGGGGAAGGATGCATAAAGGCGTCGATATTGCGGCCCCTAAAGGAACTCCGATCTATGCCGCTGCCGATGGGACGGTCAAATACACTATCACCGGCTGCTATCTAGAGAATACTGGAACCCGAAGTGGCGATGAGTGCGGGGGTGGCGGCTACGGTAATCAAATCGGCATCGACCATGCCGGAGGGTTCTTTACCCTATACGCCCACTTGCACCAAATTCTGGTTAAACAAGGGCAGGAAGTCAAGCAGGGGCAACAGATCGGTGAGATGGGAAGTACCGGAAGTTCTACGGGCTATCACACCCACTTTGAACTGAGAAAGGGTGAAGGAGGAGAAGCTTTAAATCCAGAGGATTATTTCTAAAATGGCAGCACTAAAATCAAANTATAGAGTACTACTCAGATCGAACGACCTTCATGCTAAAGGCCTGTATTGCAAAGGCAGGAGGAACAGAGCATCAGGTCAGCTTGTTTAAGCTTTTATTAGGAAGTTCTATTACAGGTCATCTTCCAGAGTCTCCTCAGAATCTTATTCAATTTCAAGATGTCCGGGCGCTAAGTTCTCTGCTATTCACTCTCCCCTCTCATCTTCAAATTCTGCTTTCTCTCATGATCGTTCAAAGAGAGCAGGAGATATACGAACAGTTTAAGACTAGATATAAATTGACCAGCACCATTCCCAGCGCTGCGGAAATCATTTATATCAATCAGGCAGTCACTCAGACTCCCATGGGGCCAACCATTTTATCCATTCTCAATCGCCCAACTAATATAAACGAACTGGATTTAATGTTTGGATTAGGGTTAAAGACTCAAATCTTTAACAAAGAAATTCCTTTTAGAAAAAGGCTAGAAGAATTATTTAACACCTACAATATCTACAATGAGTTTATAGAAGAGTTGATTTCTCTAGCGATAGTCAATGATCGCCTTACAGCTTCTAGCTATATTTGCAGTAAACTAGGTTATTCCTTTTCTAATATCCAAAACATATCAAACGTAGTAGAAATATGGCTGCTAGAGAATTCATCTATTTAGATACCGCCCCGATCAACGAGGCCCTTCTCCATCCAGATAAGACGCTGACTGAAGCGCTAGATTACCGAAGACAGCTCAACTTAGCCATTAACTGCTACCAGGCTGAAAATGCTTTAAGCAAGCAGCAAGAGCATATGACTAAGCTTGTCAAAGGAAAGAATGTAACAACTTCTATCCTGAACATTGCAATCGAGTCCTATCTCTCGCTACTCATCCAGATGACGACGATTGCAAGCTTAGATCTCAATGAACTATCGCCCCATTATCAAAGAAGAAAGCTGCTGGTAGAAAATCAATTTATCAGCCCTAACTCGGAGTATCTAGAAAGAATGCTCTTTGCTTCGACTCGCACCTGGGGGACTTCTTATGGAAGCTTGGGTTACTTTCTACATCTTCAGGAAAATAGCCGCCATTACTTGCATCCCTCGCAAATAATTCATTCCTCAGTCCTGAGCCTGATTAACCAAAGTAAATCAGCAGATTTTTTAAGAAATTTCCCTTCAAATTTTGAAAGACTGATTAGCCAGGAAGATGCTTTCACCGATATCCAAATTTACCAATTAGCTGCTCAACTGCTTAAGGAAATTCCAGACGTTAGAGAATCGATCGAGCAGTTAGATTTCTACGAAGAGTGGTTACCCAAAGTAATTAGCTGGTACCTCAAAGCTTCAAGAGAAGGAAGCGTAAGGCAAGTTCCAGAACAGGGAACTCCCGATGGAGATGCTTACACCCTGTTAGCTAAGATTGCTCAAGCCTGCTTAATGGCAGGCTTGGATGAGACTTCCTTTAATTCTCTTTCTTACATGTTTGTACATCAAAGTATTCCCCCGGTCTTCTTTAGTCTAATGGATGATCTTCTTCTATTAAGAAAGAAGGCTGCCCTAGGAGATATAGAAGATACGGAAATGAAAGAGTTAATCACAGGATTCATAAAAGCCATTACTATTAATACCAAAGTAGGTCTATTAAGAAGCACTAGCCAAAGTATTTTAGAAAACGTAGCAGCTCCTGGCGGATACAATCTTCTTCTAGTCAGCTTGGCCGCGACTTTGCTGAATCGAGCATTTATCCTAACGCATCCCAGTAAGACGATTTACTCAAACTACATCATCTCCCCTCTAAAGAATAGCTTTCCAGAACTAATGCAGTTCTTAGGTAGAGTCTACCGACTTCTTTATTTGGCAGGGTATTGCTTAAAGAAAACAAACTTAGATCACCTACAACTAACGGGTGTTAATTTAATAACGTTAAGTTTAATCGAAGATAATACTCCATTGCGAATCACTGATCTATCCCTATGACTTTTAAAATAGATTCGAAAGCTACAATTAGCGAACTTGTAAATGGGCTAAGCCTTAGCGAAATTTCAGCGAGTGCTAGCTTTGGAGTTTTATCAAATAAGGCTAGTCAAAATATTTCAGATAGTATCGAAGCCAATAAAGATACCAGCCAGTATGTTACTAACCTGGATCTGCAGTCTGTTCAAATGAAGACAGCTCAAGCGAATGGAACCGACGGTCCTAGAGATATCTCAAGCCAGTTTCTGATCGAACCCCTGAAAGCAATATCTCCCGACAGCGTCGTAAACAATACGATTGCTAGCAACTCCACCATGGCTAAGGGTTTTGTCAATAAAGCCACGGAGGTATTGGACAAATCGGCAGATCTATCGCAGAATCCAGATCAAATTAACAATCAGAATTTAAAAGACAAGCTAAAAGCAGCCGGAACTAAATGCGCCACCATTGCAATTCAAGAAGCTACTCACGGTGAACTGGCTCACGGCAATAGCTTAACTGCTACGCATGCTTCTCAGACAATTGCCGCTAATGGGTTAAAGCTTCACTCTGATTCTACGATTGCAGCAAGAACCCCTCACTTTGGCTTAAATGCTCAGGACTATCATGTGCAGGCAAACAACTCTGCCATCATCGTATCTGACCTATATGTCAACCAATCCGGTCAGAGTGTTTCTCTAGTCGATGAATCTCACGTTACCCAAGCCAAGACGGGCCTGTTTGTCGCATCGGATGCCCTGGACCACATCTCAACCAATCTTAGAAACACTGGGATCGAGCAATATACCAGCATGGGTAAAACCAACTCGGCTATTGCAGATGAAACCCTGGTTGGAATCTCAGGTGGCGATATTAATCAAACCGCCTATAACTCGGTTTCTACTAGAGCGGCTGGCAGTATTTCGATCGTTGCTTCCCCCAGTCCCCTTCCTACTACTCCGGTTAGTGCAATGGGAGAGCAGGCGCTGGAATCAGCCGTAGAGATGACAAACGAGATCAACATCGTTGCAAAAGGGGCTCTTCTTGGGATGGCCGCTGTTTCATTATCTAAAGCTGGAGCCCTTACGACCTCTTCAACCAATGCAATGATTGCAGCGGGGACGAATGCAGTTATCTCTGGTTCTTTAGGAACCGCTACGATTTCAGATCTCTATAACTACATCGGAACTCCAGACGCTGGAATGATCGTCAGTGGGGGCCGGGTCTTTATGAACACCCTCCCGGCCTTATTTAGTGCGGCCACTGTTCCAGAAATTAATGAACTCCCTTCTTTACCTTCCCTGCCTCAGTTAGCAACCAAAGATATCTCTAGTTGCCTGCCTTCTAGCAGCGATCAAAGCAGTACCGATTCTAGTAAGGATGGATCGGGCAAGTCCGCTGGAAATAAAGGACAAACCATTTATATCAAGCCAGATAAGAACTCTTCAGCAACAAACGGAGACGATGAACCAGCAGTCCTGATTCCAGAAGGAGGAAGTACGACCAATCCGAAGCAAATCCCTAGAGAACTCGGTCAAGACTCTACCGTAGCCTCTACGCCTGGGGCCGCTCCAAGTAAACTTCCTGGAGTTTCAGCCATAGATAAGGCAGACAAAGCTCAGTCAGAAGCGCTATCGAATGCTTCTGGAAACGCAGCCTTAGATATGGGTGGGTTAAGTGGCGCTTCAGTGAATATCTACCTAGAAAAACAAGATGAGAGTTCTGGAGTAAACCTGTCTAGAGCCCTCACAGAAGTTCCCAGCAGTTTGAGTGGCATCCTTCAAGACCCTAAGACCCTGGAAAGCGTGGTTGCTACCGCGACCAAGGCAGGAAATGTATCACCCGCACTCCTGGAGTCTGTCCTTTCAGGAGTCATCCCCAGCCAGTCACTGGGAGAGTTTAATGATCCTAACTTATTTAGAGCGCTCTACTCTGTTAAAGGCATCTTGAGCAAAGGAAACATACCGCTATTGTCTGATTTTAGTGAGGAAACGAATCCAGAGATCGCAAATAAAGCAGTCAAATTAATTACTGCCTATCCAAACTCTATTCAACCTCTACTCACAATTCTCGATCAGGTAACGGCTCTCCCTGCTATTGGACTCCTTGAAATTCTTACTTCAGTTCTTAGTAATTTCAATATTGCTGGATTAGACAAGTTCTCCGGACTGCTGAATCTTCCTAACCTAATTAGCTCCGGCAATATTGGCGGCATTACTAACATGATTAGCCAATATGCAGATCTAGGTCCAGTTGGAAGTATTCTAGGCAGCACCGATATTCAAAGCTTAAGCCAGTCTCTATTCTCAGGCGATCTGAGCAAAGTCACTTCCGCATTTGGTTCACTGGTCTCTTCTCAGATTAGTCAATCCCTTCCTGAAGAATTAAGTGGGGCTGTAGGCGGAATCCAGTCGATTCTCATGAACCTACAAACGGGTCAGGCTATTGATTCAAATGCATTGATCTCTCAAATCTCTGGAGTCCTCAGCCAGGTCACCGGACTCGACGAAATTGAAAAAGCGACAGAGGTTTATGGCAATCTGCAAGGTTTAATCAGCGGTATTCAATCTGGAAATATTACTTCAGCTCTGACTGGAGGGAATTTACAGTCGCTATTAAGTACGGCCCTAGGGGCCAAGAATGCAGGCGTCATACAGCAGTCATTCTCTTTATTACAGAATGCTCTGGGCACCGCATCAGCTTTTGCAGCCGTGCCTGAACTGATGAATATGATGGGTGAGTATAAGATTCCCTCTCTCAACCAGTTAGCCAATGCTCTTTCTTGCTTAGATCTATTCAATAAAGTGAAGAGTTTGATCGATCAAGCAAAGGGATTAGCGGATAGTCAGGAAACTCCAGAAGGGGGAGGTTACACGCCCGATGTAGAAGATGAATTAGATAAAAATTCAGGAGTAGCGAATAGAAAAGGGAATAAGAAGACCGCCAAGTTTATAGAATTGGCTCCAAGAATGATGCAGCTCATCAATAGCGTTAAGTTGGTACCACCCACTGACTTTGAAAGAAGTGCCGACATCCAGAGAATCTCTAGTTTAGAAATTCCTTACACGCTAGATCCTTGCTATCGAGTTCCGAGGCTGACCATTGCTGAATCGATGGTGACCGTATTAGAAGTTAAAAATAACAAAATAGTATTCACCTTTCCTAACTTAGAATTGCTCACCAGAGAGATTAGATTTTATCCTAAGGTAGGGGATATGATCCAGCTCCACGTAGCGGGTTTCAAAGATAAGAGTGAATTCTTAACCCCTTATCAAACCAATTTCCAATACACTCCCTCTATCTATAATTTTATCATTACCGAGTTTGACTTAGAGAGTAATAAAGGAATCGCAGTTTCAAGCAACACTTCTTCTTCGATTATTCTTGAGGACTCTTCTGGCATCTTATTGGAATATAGCCCTCAGTCTATTGGAATTCAGCTTTCACCTGTAATCTTAGAATCTTACCTACTTGCTTAGAATGAATCCTATCGCTCCTCCAACTATTATTTCAAATGGAATTGCAGTTTACTTTCCACCTACAGTCGATCAAAAGTTTAGTTTAATCACCCTGGAGATCTTCTTTAGCAAAAGTAATCCAGTTTTTTCCTGGATATCCTGCAATACTTCCAAAGCGAAGCTATGGTCTAAGACGTTGCAGCAGTCGGGTAAAGGCTCCCTATTTCTCTACGAAACCGTAGGAGATCTTCCCTATGGCTTTTATACAATAGCGGTAAGATCGGTCCAAAGTGCTGGAGAAAAAAGAGGCCAGCTAAGTTTAGGAGTAATAGAGCCTACCCCTCACTTGATTGTTGGGCTACCGTACTCTATATATCCAACCATTAATCTTGCCTAGCCAAATGGACTTACAACTCAATAATGAAGACCTTGACATCATAAAAAGTGATGAAGCGGAAGACGGAAGTTCTTTTTATGATTTACTGATAGATCCTGATCCTAGTAATAGTTTAATTAGGCGCTGCGTTGAAACGCCCTATGCCTACATCGGAAGATATCTTTTAGAGGAAGAAGGACTGGGCACGATTGATTTAGATTTTGGCAATCCCATCTACTCTAGATTATCCGAACCGCTTACGGTAAGTTGGATATCTGAAGCCAGTAGGGATATCGATCAAGCGTTAACACATGTAGATAACAAGACTGCCGTAGAAGATGTAACTTTAACAATCAGTCTTCCTGACAAAGTTAATATCGATATCCAATATTCAATAGATGGAACTCCTTCAAGCGTAACTCTTCCGATTCAACTATGAGAACTGTAAACGATATTATACTGAGCGCTAAGAACGCTCTTCTAAGAATCAATTCCCCTTTAGCTAATTTCTCAAGATACAGCAATATCTATGCCATCTTAAGATCGGTAGCCACTCTTATTTCAGAACAAGATTTTAAGATTAAGACTAATCGGGATGCTTTTTACGTCTTTAGTGCAGTAGGTGAAGACCTAGACCTTCGTGCCTTAGATTATGGCTTGACCAGAAAGCAGGGCGTCCTGGCGACTGGATTCGTATTAGTAGAATCTAGTGTTGGGAATGCCAATGTTCCGGCTGGATTAATTCTCTCTACGGCTGACTCGGCCTTTCAGTATGAAGTAGTCAGCGAGGGTTTTGTGGGGGCCAGTGAAACGACATTAAACATCAGAGCATTAGTGAAGGGCGTAACGTCTAACCTCCCTGCGGGAACTAGACTCTACTCTTCTTTCATGCCTTCTTTGAAATTTACAGTTGGACAATATCGAAACAACCTAACAAGAGGAGCCGAGGGTCCTTTGACAGGAGGGTTAGATCCAGAAGATGACGATCGATTTAAAGATCGGATTCTTAGAAATCTTCAATCTATTGGGAAAGGCAGCGTCACTTCTGTAGAAGCTTCCCTACTTGCTATTCCGGGAATCAACAAAGTTTTTATTAAAGAGTCCTATCCAGCCTCTGGATACATTACAGCTTTTATTAATAGCCAAGATACTAGAATCATCGAAGCCGCGCAGATTGCAATTCAAATCAATAAATGTGCGGGCATCTCTTTTTTAGTAGAGTCAGTCGAGACGACTCCAGTCAACATCAATGTCTTACTTAAGATTAAAGACTTTAACGATTCGGCCAGAGTAACCTCTCAGGTGAGGAACATCCTGACCAACTACTTTAATGATATGCAACTAGGGCAGGGAGTAGATCCTTTAACCTTAAACGCTTTAGTTCTCAGCATACCGGGAATCTCAGATTCTCAAATCCTATTCCCTACTTCTTTTATCGCGCCAGTTCAACAAGCAGGCCTTCTCACTCTATCTAACTTAAACATTACGCTTCAGCAGTAGTACTATGGGCAAGTCTCAGTGTTTTAATCGCATTTTGTCATTTCATCAACCTGGGGGAGAGAGTACTCGAAGCTCTGACCTATCTCCCACCGGTAAAATTATCCTGCGATTAATCTCAGGAGATTCTTATGGCTACTCAGGATATGTGGAAGGAGAAGTCACTGGGGTAAACCTGGACTCCCATTCTGTCTTTAGTAATGACTGTTTTGAAGTAGGCTGCTTTGAGGGCGGCGGAATTTGGACGACCGCAGTTCCTACCCAGATCTCTAGAGAAGTGGATGGAGAAACTCAATACTGGGTCGGAGGCACCACTGATGCACAGGGGGCTATCTGGTATGTGGATGTGGGAACCGTGTGTCAACCTACAGGAGAATTTGCGATCAAAGACTTTTTTGTCCCAATCTCAGTCTTTGGAAAGTTTGAAACGAGAGTCGAAATTCCAGTAGGTTTAAAGGTTGCAGTATTGAAAAGAGTGACTGCAACTACCGTAGAAACGGTGGCTCACTACTTCGGCCCCTACCTCATTCCAGATCGACTAACCAGAGTTAAACCAGGTTACGCACTTAACTATTCTGCAATAGATCAAGCCACCGATATCGAAGAGATTGCAATGAGCCTCTCTTCTTTACTGCTGTCCAACTACCGGCATGACAAAAAAGGAAGAAAAGTCTACTACTTAAAAGGGGACTCAGATGTTGATCTGGTTCAAATCGTAGAGCAGAACCTGAGTCGATTATCTCGCCTGGTGGATACCCTCTCAGTGACTAAACGATATGGCTCTATTCCTAGGTTTGTTGCAACCTATTCTGAACCTTCTCAGCTTTATGGTCCTTTGGCCGATCATCACTACAACAATCGCATTGTCAGATTATTTGAAGAGGGCTGCTTTACAGAAGGATGTTTTGAAGTTAGATCTGACCTTACGCTGGTCTCTAGAGAAGTGCAAACCAGAGCAATTGCCTGGGTAGTTTATGCTCTTTCCCTCTATTCCTACTACTGGAAAGAAGACAAATACAACTACCTTCTAGAAACCCTGGGAATCTATCTCTTAAATCAGATTAACCACAAAACAGGCTTACCAAGTTTTGGATGGACTCACGCTGACACCCTTAACGAATCCACCGAAATTCTAGAGTATGAATTCTCAACGGCAGTAATGGTCGCTATTTCCTGCCTTAAGCTATACGACATCCAGGAAGACCTAAAATATCTCCAAGCAGCGGCAGATGTCTACGAAGGAATCTTTGATCATCTCTTCTCATACAAGAGTCAAAACTTCTATCACAGTCTATCTAATTTAACTGAAACAGTAGACACCCTAATCTATGGAGGCATTTTTACTTCAGCATTCAGAAGAGTAGACTTGGCTGAAACCCATCTCAATAAGATGGAAGGTCTTCTCAGGGAAAGGTATGGAAAGGATATCGAACTTTACCTAAGAGATGAGAACGAAGATCTCATCTTGGATAGCAACGGTGACTATCGATATGAAGTAGTAAAGCCTTTAACCAAACAAGGATTAGAGAGATTTCCAGACGAGTACTCTTTAATAACCGTCGGAGGACTATCTCCGTTAGAAGCATCCAATACTAATTTCTGGATAACTTCTATCCTTGAGTACTTTGCGCTAAATCATCTAGAAACGAAGCAGCAGCTCCCTATAGCAGAACCCTTCACGGAAAGCATTACCACCTTGCTGACTAGTGCATCCTGTCTCGACAGCGAAGCCAATTATTTAGAGAGAATTATTATAGAACTCCCCATTAAGGAGTTTGAGCAGCATCTATTCCATAGTAACTTCCTGTTCGATCGACTAAGAAGCATGTGGCCTCTCGAATATAGCTGGGTCAGTCAGCAGGCGCTTTCCTATCATGGAAACCTCGGAAAGTTATTAAAAGCTTTCACAAGAAGCTTGGCTGCTTCACTCTCATTCTTAAACAGATCTCAAGACGGGACCTTTCTTTCAAAAGCCAGATCGGCCTCCTTGGATAGATATGCTCAAGACTTTGGCTATACCCGATTTAGAAAAGAAGGATTGAGAGAGTTTCGAGAAAGAGTGGGAAGTTATTTGACGACTCAAGAAAAGGGAATCACCGAAAGAGGACTCCGATCGAAGCTACTAGAATTTGAAGTCACTAGCATTATTAGAGATCTCTATAAAAATATTCAAACAACCAATACCTTCTTAAAGGTAGACATGACTTCTGAGTTAGGGAAAGGATTCTACCATGGCAATCGAAACTCAGCCGCTGTAATAGAAGTTGAAATTCCTCAGCCTATAGTGAAGACTTTAATAGACGTAATAGAAAAAGAAAAAGCTGCAGGCATCAAAGTGTTCTATGTAGAGCGCATTCAATTTGAAGAAGAAATGTCGTTAGGAAACTTCTCTTGCGTTAACACTACTGCCAATGATTCTTCAACAAATTATATTCTCCAAGAAGACGGTGCGTTAGTTCTTTCAGAAGAGAGCAGTAGGCTCGTCAACGACGGCTAGAAGTAGCCTACATACCCCGTACTGATTCTTGATAAGACTTACTAAGAATTAGTACTAAAAATTAAATATGCCAGATCGTAAGATTTCAGAACTACCTGATGCCAGTTCTATAGATATTACAAGAGATTCTGTCGTACCTATAGTAGTAGATATAGGCGGAACTTTAATTACTTCACAAGCAACTGTAGAAGAACTTCTATTAAAGGCATCCAGTACAAAGCTTGGAACAATCAAATTAACTGGAGACTTAGGAGGAACTCCGGAGAGTCCGACAGTGCCGGGATTAATGGGCAAGGCCCCAATTAACTCTCCTACGTTTACAGGAACTCCTAACGCTCCTACTCCTGCTGTTGATGATGACAGTACGAGAGTTGCTACAACTGCCTATGTGCAGGATGTAATGGACGAATTCGCTCCAATTAACTCTCCTAACTTTACTGGAGTTCCAACCGCCCCCACTCCACCAGCAGACGATAATAGCACTAAGATTGCTACGACCGAATTTGTTCAAGGAGAAGTGAGTGATAGAGCTCCGAATGATTCCCCTACTTTAACTGGAACTCCCAATTCAACCACTCCTCCAGTCGAAGACGACAGTACTAGAATTGCTACGACTGCCTTTGTTCATGATGCAATTACAGATGCAATGGCTGGATATGGTGGAGAACCCGATCCAGGTGGTCCAGCCATTCCAAATATCGTAAATTTACCTTATGTATTTTCTCAATCCAACACTGTTGTTATTGCAGGAACTGTTGAAAATTTAACAGATTCGCAGGCTAATACAGGAGCCGTTTCTATAGGGGCATCCAATACCATTTCATACTTTCAGGCTGATCTAGGAGTTTTCTCTTATATTGGTACCGTTATTATTGGAGGAGGTAATCCTGGAGGAACCTCAGGGGGCTCTGGAGGTACTCAGGTTAGTCAGTATATTAATGGATTAACTATCCAAATAAGTGATGATGCAGTAACTTGGAGAAATTCTACAGTTATAAACGGAGTTACAGATGGTATTGGAACTTCTTCCTTATTTGGTTTTAGTGTCGGAGCCTGGGGAAGGTACATTAGAATCTATCAACCTCTAGCTACCTATATCGCCATATCAGAACTCCATATCCAAGGGTATAATCAAAACAGTAACGCAGGCACTACTCTCCCTAGCATTATTAGTTTGCCCTTTACTGCATCTCAAAGCTCTATTTATAATGGATCTGCAGCCTGTACAGCCTCTTATACTAACTTAACTGACGGACTATCAACTACTGGAGGGGGTACTACTACAGCCTCTGATCAGTGGATCATGGCAGATTTATATGATGGGAATCAGACCTTAAGATACGTTAACTCAATTGCAATAGCTCCTGGAAACTTAAGTGGAGGTTTTGGCGGAGTAGCAGCCTACTTAACCGGTAAGATTATTCAAGTAAGTACCGATAATTTTTACTGGAACACGGTTAATAATGTAAATCTTCAAGTAGATTCCAATCCAGTTTTAGACTGGTATAGCGTAGGTGCTTGGTGTAGATATGTAAGAATTTATAGTAAAACTTCTTACTTAGCCACGACAGCACTAGTGGTAAAGGGTTACTAGCATTAGCCCAATATTCATCTACAGAAATCTGCTAGTTATAGTTAACACTCAGCTAGCAGATTTTTATATGAATATCGTTATTGTAGGAGCAGGACCTAGATCTCTTGCAATCGCTTTAGATCTTGTGAGGCAAGGGGCTCGCCCTACAATTATAGATCCAGCTCCCATCCACACTTGGCAAGCTCCTAATATAATTCCTGACATTCAAATGCGCAGCCCGGTGACCTTTGATCTCGTCACCTTTCGGAAAGAATTGCAGAACTTTTCATTGACTTCTTTTTTAGGGAAAGACATCCCCTACACTAATAGTCAAAGAGAAGTTGAACAGTGTGAAATTCCGGTATCAAGAAGACAGTTTTGTGAGTATCTTCAACATACTTGGGAGTACGTATCAGCAGGATCTAACTTTATTCAAGAAAAAGTCATCTCAATAAAAGAATCTTCCGTCGTAACCGAAACGCAAGAGATCGCAGCAGATAAGGTAATCATCGCCACCGGCTACACTTCTACTCTAGAGAAAATGCCGACCTGGATTGCCGAAACTGTACTAAGAGATAAGATAATCCCCTTACCGGCATTAATCGAAAATCTTCCGGTTAATCAGAAAATTGCGGTAGTTGGTAGTGGGCAGGGGGCAGCAGAAGTGGTATACCTACTAGCCTCTCATCTAAATACGGTTTACTGGTGCGTCAACCATGAGACTAGAGTGCATCAGTATCCCGCCCCTCCTTATTCTGAATGGAAAAGCCTAACTGCATTAGGTCCCTACTACCGGACTTTAAAGAACTCTGACGATCAGATTAATTATCTCAATAAAGTCAAGCAATGGCAGCCAACTATCACTCCTTACATCGCAGAAAAGCTTAAAGAAGTAGCGGGAAAATTTACTCAAATATTTCCTACATCAAGCAATAATCTTGAAGATATATTTAAGCAATTAGATCATATTGTGATATTGAGTGGAAATATCCCAGATATCAATTTGGTTCCTTTTGATCGGGAAATACAAACCAATCCCTATATTCCTAACTTTCCTTTGTTAGATAAAGGTTTTAAGATTCCAGAAACTAACGTTTATTTTACAGGGCTTTTGGCTACTACTTACGATGGACCCAGACAAGCCTCATTAATATCTGCTGGAATAACTGCTCAAGAAATAATTCAGGATATTTTAGATCGATGATATTTAATAAGGTTATTACTAGCACTGGAAAAGTAGATAGACTACTCAGGTTTATACAAGAGAGTAATATCTTCTTTGCCTTTGGACAATCGACGCCATGGACGAATGAATGGGGCGCGGGGATCTCAGACATCAATCCGCCAGAACCAAAAGAAGAAGATAAAACCATCCCCAATCCCTTCATCTATAAGAAGGCAATCAAAGCAATGCCAGTCGTACCTAGCGGCTGTGGAGAGATGCCTTTTAATAACTGTTCCGAAGTAGAAGCCAATGGAAAAAAATGGACGGCAGTTGATATAGAAACAAACCCTGTAGAACTTTTCTATATTCTCAAACCCAGACATATTTACTTAAAAGCTGAACTTCAAGCAGTGGAGTTTATCGAACCTAGCTTTCGATCAGTCGGTTTATTTAAAGGACTCACTCTAAACGAGTCTGCCCCTCAAGATGAAATTGCTTACCGAGCTTACGACGTTAAAGATCCCGGAGTTCTATATTGGGCCAGCTACAACACTCCGATTTATAAACAACCTAATAAAGTTTCAGAATTTGAAATCATTATCAGCTTATGAGCCTCTTCCAATATTCAACCGATCCTAGTTACCCGGACAGATACGCTCGCAGTAAAGGCTGGGTAAGAGTTCTACCAGAACATGGGAAACCGATTCAGACTGCAGAATTAATTGAAATGCAGTCTATCTTGCATGACAACCTGACGCAAGGATTAAACACCCTGTTTACTTCAGGCTCGATCCTATCGGGATTAAGGTTAAGCCTAGTATCTGCTTCAGAAACAAACCTACTTGTTGGAGTTAGCTCCGGCCAACTTTATGTTGAAGGAGTCGTCGTAGAGATTGAAGCGTCCAGTCTTCAAGTTCCGATGATCGGGGAATACAATATTGGAGTTCTTCTAGAAGAAAAGGTCGTAACTGAAGTAGAAGACCCTTCTCTTAGGGATCCCGTTAAAGGGGGAGCCCTCTATGGAATGGAAGGAGCTTCTAGACTGGTATGGAATTCCTCTTTAACCCTGAACAATGCCAACGCCTTTACGATCGGTAGAGTGATTGACGGTGGCATTATTCAAAAAGAGCTGAATCCCTTTAAAAATATCGAAAAGATTCTAGCGGAGTATACCTTTGAAAGATCAGGAAACTTTGCGGTTCAAGGGTTAGGAGTCTCCAGTCTTCCAGCGGGAGAAAGGGCAGTCGCAGACAAAGCTAAATATAATGCGCTTCAAAACTCAGTCAATGACTCTAAGCAGAGATCGCAACAAGCTCTTTCGGATGCATCCCAGGCAGAAGCGACTCTAGAAAACTTAAAGCAGCAGTTAGCTACGGCAGAAGCAGCCGCCCGTCTCTCACCCACTGCACAAAACCTAGTCATTGCAGCAGACCTACAGCAGCGAGTGAGCGAAGCAGAAGATTACTACAATCAATTAGCAAGATTAGTCGTCACAACTCAAACAACCTACCAAAAAGGCACCGCTAATTTAACCGCCGCTCAATCTCTCCTGGTGGATAAAGCTTTATTCTCTATCTCTCCCGGTGTTGCCTACGTTGAAGGCTACAGAGTTAATCTCAGCACGCCAGCCACGGTAACAATTCCAAAGAACTTAGATACGACAAAGGTTGATTCTGCAGTCTTTACTTACGCGGGTAGAAACGCCACCTCACTTAGAACCTTCTCGCTAGGCAGTGGAATCGTTTACCAGGATATTAAAGACGATCGAACGCTTCTCACTTTTAACTTTACGAATCTGTATTACAATCAGCAATTCGTCAATGTAAAAGTCACTGTCAATATTCAAGGATATTCAGCTACCTCGTTAGAGAGCTTGATCGACAAACTTGCTGGAGAATTCAATAAAACAGAGAACCAAGCCGTAGAGTCTGGAATTACCTTCTCTTCGGCTTCACTGGCATTAACCGCTCCCAAGCTAAGAACGCTGTTAAAGAACAACCTGATCATTAGCCGAAATTCGAATGATTCCTTGAAGTTTGAATCCACCAGCATTTCAGATTCAGCCAATCAGATTGGCATTCAAATCGATATTAAATCTAGAGATGCAAGCCTGGTGGTCATCGGAAACTCTATCAAGCTACTGGTCGATGTGAACTTTGCCTCTTTATCAGGCGCAGGCCGATCCAACTCTTTTCAATTAGGCTTCAGACCGGTAGACGATATTATCAGCCTGACTGCTGAAGTCGAAGAGAACATGAAGCCCTTAGTCCGGGGCGCAACACCCGGCACTTCCGATAAGTTGGGAGATGACAGCATTTTCGTAATTACGAAAGTTTCTCAAGGATCTACCGTTTACGATGACACGGACTACGAATTAATCAAGCAGTCTGAGATTCACTGGAAGAATGCCAGTCATCAGCCTGCCCCTGGTACGACCTACTATGTGTCGTTTGCCTATACTCGCCCGCTTTCGATTGATAAAGACTTCGTCCTCAACCGAGACACCGACTCAATTACCTTTATTGGAGACACCCCGGCATCCAACCGTAATTTTTATGTGGACTACTCCTACTATTTAGCCAAGGCTGGAGTAATCACCCTGGATCGAGATGGAAACATTGGTTACATCCTTTCCGATTCAGGCTCTAATCCCCTACCTCCTGCAGCAGCCAACACTCTTCTCCCCTTAGCAACGATTAAATTATTTGCCAATGGAGTAGAAGTGATTGAAACGGATACTAAGGTTTTAAACTTTTCAGAGATCAATGAACTGGCAGAAAGAGTTAGAAGAAACAGCCGCAATCTAGAGACGCTGCAGCTAGATGTCACCGGGTATAACAAAGCCGTTAGTCAACTGGGAACCAATCCAATTGGCGTCTATACCAATACTCTTCAAGATTTGAGTCGGCTTGCTGTATCGAATCCTCAGTTTACGGGAACTATCTCACCTTCAATTCAAGCGGCCACCGGAGGATATGTCCATAAAGATGTGCCGATCAAGTACACTTCTGGCGGCTCTCTTAGTAAGAACATCTTGGGAAGAGATAGCTTTGTAACCCTTCCCTACAGCAATAGAAAGGTCCTGTCTCAGTCTAGACTAACGAAATCTAGAAGAGTCGATCCGCTGCCTACTGCGATTACCAGAAGGGCGCAATGTATATCACCCCTTCTGTACTCTTTTTAAATGAAGGATTCAAGCAGATTACTCCGTGCGACTGGATCGCCCAGACAACGAGCTTCCTAAGTCGGACCTCAGAAAATAAGCCGCTCATTCTTCAACAGATATCAGACACAAATAAGATTCTGTTTAAAGCGGCAGCAGAGAAAGTGAGTGAATCTTTTGTCAGTGGTAATCCGCTTTCTTCGATTAGCCAGGAAACCAATAGTTTCTTGGGTTATATCACTCAGCAAGTCACTTCTAAAACGACCTCAGTTGAAATCAAAGCAGAAAGGCTGGTCCCAAGTTCTGAAGGTTATCGACTCTATATTGCTGGCAAAGAAGTAACAGGTTACACCTTGCTAGCGGGTACTCCAATGTCGGGACCTAAAGCCCCTGGCACCATTAAAGCGAGACCCGATGGAACGATCAGAGTTAAATTTAATCTGCCTACAGGTCTTTCTTGCGGGGTTCATATTGTAGAACTCGTTTCTCCAGAAGGGTATTGCAAGACTCGATTAGCAATTTATAATAATCTGCTGACTCAGGTTGTTCTATCTACGATCACCAATTGGGATGCCCTGGCTCCCAGATCGAGAGCAAATAATTTCTTACCAATTCAATATCCAGATATTACGGATGAACCGACGATCGTAGCGGCAGACTCACTAACTGCTCCTGGTGTTATTCCAGATGTTCAGGTCAAAGAGTTAACCCAGTCTCAGAAATACCCCGTCCTGCATGATGCGATCAACCAGACTTTTGAATTACCAGATTACTACTACATCACTCAAATTAATTTGAAGCTTAGATCGATCGGAGCCACCGGTAAACTGAAGCTGCACATTCGAGATGCCAATGATCTGGGTCCTTCAAAGTTAGATTACGCTGAAGGTGAATCAACGACCTTACTTCCATCAAACACGGGAAGTAGTTGGACCACCTTTACTTTAAACAGACCCGTTCTAATTCATCCAAAAACAAGCTACTGTATTACGCTGGAAGCGTCTCAAGAAGGGTACGAAATTTTCACGGCAGAGATTGGAAATCCCGATGTCATTACAAAGGGTCTGATCGGAGACCAGCTTTACTTGAAGGGCACCCTTTACACTACGGAAGATGGTAGATCTCTAAATACTTTTAATTACGAAGATCTTACCTATGAAATTCTTTGTGCAAACTTCTCTACCAATGAACAGGTCGTAGAGCTCGGAAAGTTTGGGATTTATGATAACCTGACCAACGTCTCTTTCTTCTGCTTAAACACGAGAGATATTATTCCAAGCAACACTTCGATCGTCTATGAGTATCGGACTTCAATCTCTTCTACAAATTGGAAAGAGTTTCAGCCAAACAATTTAGTTTGCTTGGGTGTAAAAACAAATCACGTCGAAGTTCGAGCTAGATTAATCAGCAATTCTGCCAACATCTCACCCGTTCTTTGGTTAGAAGGAAGCAGCATGTCACTCTATGCGGGAAGTACTGCAGGAGTCATTGTTTCTAATCAAGTTAAATATCCTGAAGCTTACACCCATGCTGCAGTGGTAATTCAATATATTAAACCGACCGCAAATCAGTCGATCAGAGTCTTTATTAGTTCTAACGAGGGTCTTCCGGGACAGGGAGATGAATGGATAGAGCTAACAACTGAAGCAGGCAGCGTTAAGTATATTGATGAAGGTCTTCGTCTAATGGAAGCCAAATATACCAATGCCACTCCCCTTAGTTCGATCGCATATCTAAATGTTCTACGAACTAAATTCAGATACAAAGTAGAAATGACTACCACAGATACCGCCACTCACGCTTTAGTAAGAAATGTAATTAGCTATGTTTGGTAATCAAAATGCAAATACAAGACTATAACAATAGATTCAATCCAAAAAAAAATTGGCAGAGAATACTATTTAGATCGGATAGAAAAAGCCAAGTAGCTGAACTACATGAACTACAATCGTTAATCAATTACCAGCAGGCCGGAAACTTTACTTATCTATACTCGAAGTATTCGATCACCAAGGCAATCAGTGTAACTCCGATCAGAATGGGACCTACTACTCATCAAGTTAAGGTGACTGCAGGCCAGGTTTATATAGAGACTCCGGTCGGAGCTTACTTTATCGATACGGTCGAAACCCTTTTAGAAGTTTCCCCGACTGAGCGAACTTTTATTGGCATCGTTCCTGAATTTACCGTTCTAGAAGGTGAAGCAGATTCTTCGCTCAATGATCCAATTGCCGGAGGTTGGTTCTCCGGAGATGAAGGATCTGACAGACTCGTTTTATCTTATAGAATTACTCAAAACGAAGATTCCTACCCAATCGCAATTGTTCACGGCCAGGGAATCGACACAACGCCCCTCGTTTTTTACTACGAAAATAATGGTTACAGTCGAAATGTTTCTAAAGAGTTTTTAGCTCCAGCCATCAGAGAGTATCTTGCTCAGCGTTGGTACGAAGAATCCGGAGATTTTATTGCAAAAGGATTTGAGCTATCCATCAGCGCCGGAACTTATGTGGCAATCTCCCCAGGCGTGGTCTATTTAAAAGGCTACAAAGTAGAAAAAAATTACACAGCTTATTTAGAGCTTCCCAAGATTCGGAGTAATACCGATCCCAATACCCGATATATTATCTACCTCACCGCAAAGGGAGAAGTAGAAATGCTTGCCACTGAAAAGGCAGGTAACAACATTCCTTCTGGAACTTTTCTACTGGGTACTGTCGAGATCGATCTTTTAAGAAAAAAATATCATGCGGTCAACTCTAAGAACCGAGCCATTTTAAATTCAGATCTTCTTCTCTTGGGGGAAGTGAATGAAGCTTCTGAAACGAAGTTATTACAGATTCTCCTGGATCGGCAGATGATCGATAGAGGAAGAGATGAAAATCTAAATCTATCTGGAATTTTTACCGAAGTTTTTGCTGACTTAAGTAGAAGCGACTTTACCAGCCAACTCTACACAGCCGCCATCACCCCAAGACAACTAAGTTTAAGAAGCGGATTTAAAAGCTCTACTATTAATTTTTCAAATGCTTTGGTCACTTCCTCCTCTAATACTTCGATCGTCTATAAAGACGGCAACCCTCTTTACCTAACGTCCTCTCTTTCTAAAAGAAATCTAATCTCTCAAAAAAGAGCTACCCAATGGGTGACTCTGGGGACTCAGGAAAGTACTAGAGCTGCAATGATTTTGACTCCTCCAGGTGGAGTGCCTGAAAGTAGCACGAGAGAATTTGGAATTATTTCTTTCAATAAGATTCCAGCTCTTGCAAATTTTGCAGACGCAAATAATAGCTCACTAAAAATCAACCTCACTTTAAAAAGCGTAGAGGTCACCTTAGAATGCTATGGCTTTAAGCCCTTAGAAGACAACTTAATCCTGACTTTCGGCAACGTACAGATCACTGAATTTGAATTACTAGATGGCACTACCGTAGGTTCTGAATACGGAAGTATCAAAGCGCAGATCGACGGAACGGTTCTGATTAAGTTCAAGGTTCCATCCAACTTGGAGCACAAAGCTTACGCTGTTTCATTGTCAAATGGTAGAGCAACGGCCAGTGCTATTTTTAGCAATGTGGATTCAACCCAGCTAATTAATAGTCAGGTCTCTTTTCAGTCTTCAGTCTCTTCGATCGGTCAGACCTTTCAAGTTTCAGCTCCTTTAATTCTTACCGGAGTTAAAGTTGCTTTTAGAAAAGCACCAGCGCTAACTCAAGTATCCGCAGCCTACGTTTCAATTACAAAGACGAAATTTAATGTCCCCACTGAAGAAGTAATCGGAATGGGCTACATCCTTTCTTCCAATATTGAGACTAGCGCCGATGGTTCTAAGCTGACGGAAATTACTTTCGATCGACCTGTTGCGATTGATACCGTCGGGCAGTATGCCCTAACGATTTCTCCTTTAGTTCCTGGAGCTGAATTATTCATCGCAGAAGTAGGCCAACCCAATTTAGCGAACTCAGAAGTCTCCAGTATTCAGCCTCTAGTAGGGGGTGAGTTAGTTACCAAAAAAGGTCAGATCTGGGAAACGATTCCCTCATCCGATTTAACCTTTGAATTAATCCAAGGCGTCCCTGGCGCGATCAAATCAGAAGTTACTTTTCAAATAGAAGGATTAGAAGATTTTCATAACGTCGAGTTTGGTACTTCCGTACAGCTCCCGCAATCAACTTCGTTCCAACTATTTTATAAAACTGCAGGAGATTGGATCCTATTTAAAAATGGAATTCCTCTTCCAACTGGAACCAAAGTACTAGACATGAAGATGGTCCTCCAGGGATCTTCTTCGATTAGTCCAATTGTCGATTTGACTCAGACTTTCTTTACTTTAGAAACTAATCTTTCTAGCTCTACCTGGATTAGTAAAACAGTTGAATTTGATTATTCCTACTCAACCGTAGAAGTTTCTTTAAAGTACTATCAACCGATCGGAACTTCTATTTCAGTCTTCATCAGTTCTAATGAAGGGGAAACCTGGGAAGCCCTTACTTTACAAGGAGACGTAAGGGATGAAGATACCTTAGTAGATGGAAACATCCCGATGTACGCAGGAACTTACAAAGGTGTCCTAGGTTCTACCGTTGAAATTTCTGATTTAAACGGAAATAATAGTATCATACTTCGGAAAAAATTAACGATCAGAGTAGACTTCGATACTAAAGATTTAAATACAGTTCCTTTTATACAAAGACTTGCAACTATTGTTTACTAAAAATGAATAATTTTGGACTTCCAGCAGACGCTGCCTACACTCCAGACGGAGCTATCACTTTTAAAAAACCTGCCTCAGCGGCGATTCAAGAAGAATTGCTGATGCACCTTCTAGAACTTAAGCAACAACTTGCGAGTGTCAAGCAAGAAATTTCGGACCTCAAAAATGGGCTCAATCAGCCCACTTCCGCCGAAAGTACATCTGAACTATAA